GGGTCTTCCGTCCAGAAGATCGGCCAGCCCCAAAAGCTGCTCACTGATTTTTTTGACGTCGGAGCCTTCGTACTTGAAGCCTGTCATTTTTCAGTTTCCTTCCTGTTGTCAGTCAGCCCCAGAGCTTTGATGACAAAATCGACCTTCCTGTCATTGCTGGAGCGAGAATCGAATTCAGCCTGATAGTCCTTAACCGCCTGCCACTCGGCGTTGATAGAAATCCATCCCTTGGTCGCACAAAGCTCTACCGCCTGCTGGATGCTCAGCTCGGATCTGAGGACCTGCGCTTTAAAGTGCTTCCACGCGGTTTCAGTGAGCGGTGAGTGCTTTGCCTTGCGTACCGTCATCCAGTCTCTGAAAGCGGACTCGGTGAGCTCGACACCGAGCTCCGGAGGTTTGAATGCCTGATGAGTTCTGGTTTTCTCTTTCGACGCATCCGGGATCTCGGAGAGCGAGAAGCGGTGTGTCTGTGCCTCCCGCTTCGCCGCAGGCGAGGGGGGAGGTAGGGGATTCTCTTCTTTGACTTCTTCTTTGACTTCTTCTATGACATATTCGGGTGCACTTTCCTGCACCCCTCCCGTGCATCTTTCTGCACCCCCCGGGTGTACTTTTCCGCATCCCTCCCGTGTACTTTCCTGCACGGGTGTACTTTCATGCACGGGTGTACTTTCCTGCACGGGTGTAAGGTAGGCCATCATCTTGCTGGTAAAGATGGAGAAAGTGCGCTTTTTCCCAGCTGGCTGAGTCCAGTCGATCCAGCCTTTTTCTTTGAGCGTATGAAGAGCATCGATTACAGAGCGCACGTTTAGACGCCCTGCATCAGCGATCGTCTGCCGTGTCGGAAAGCAAGTGCTATCTTCCCCTGCATAGCGGCACAGCACGAGAAATACACGCCACTCCGTAGAAGAAAGGGGCTCTCCTCGCATATCCATACAGGCTTGGACTAGACGGTATGACATCGGCTTGCCTGCTTTTAATCGCGATTAGAAGAAGCAGGATCCGGGGATCCAACACTCATCGGCGGCGCCGGGAAATAATCCGGGCACAAGATATATGCGGGGATGCCTGTCACCTCAGCAACTCGCTTCACGCTTTTTACCGGGATGGCTCCGCGCTTTTTCCAAATAGAGACCGTCGCTCTTTGCACCCCAAGCTTTTTCGCTAGATCAGTCTGGGAGCATCCGAGCGACTCAAGGACAAACTCAGTCGGATTCGTGATAGCCATAAAATTTGCCTTTTGTTGATTTTTATTTAAGTATAAGTCAACAATAAGCAACAATCAAATTATTCTCTCTCTGTCACCACTTTGTTACTATTTAATGACGGAGGTTGCCATGAGTTTGTCTAAGCGTTTATCTGACCTGATGGTCTTGCGTGGGGTATCTGCGGCAAGCCTTGCTGAGGCTGTCGGTAAAAGCCGGCAAAGTGTGAGCTACTGGATGACCGGGAGAAATGAGCCATCACCAGAAACACTCACGAAGGTCGCAGAAGTCCTAGGGACTACTCCTCTGTGGCTGAAGTCTGGAGACCAAGACTCTCTCCCAGAGACGATTACAAAAAGCCGCGTGGGCGAGGCTCAGGATGGATATATCCGGATCCCGGTTTACGATGCATGCGCAGGGTGTGGCGCTCAAATCGCGCCCTCTGATGACATCATTTCTGGCTTCTTGGATGTAGCAGTTTGGTTTCTAAAGGGGCTCCCTGGTGTATCTGCCATATCGCATATAAATATCGTCCCGAGCTCCGGCGACTCGATGGAGCCGACGATTGCCTCAAACGCTTTTTGCTTCGTAGACAGAAACCAAAATGAGCTTCGACGTGAAGGGGTCTACTGCCTACGAGCTGATGACCTGCTTTTGATAAAGCGTATCCAGCGCAATCTGGACGGTACAATTACTCTTTTAAGCGACAACCCAAGATACCCTCCACAAAAAATCACTCAGGACGTGCTGGAGCGCACAACAATCATCGGGCGCGTCGTGTACACCTTCAACGGCTTTAGCCTATAAGCCCTTCAAAGTCTTTTCCAAGCCGCCTTCGGGCGGCTTTTCTTTTGCCTATTTGTTGACAAAAATCAAATTTTAGGCGGGCTGTGTTGCGATATGTTGACGACGTTTAGAAACAAGTATAAAGTTTGTTTTGTCAACAGAAATCCACATCAAGGAGCCCTCATGTACACCTACCGAATCAGCGTCAAATCCAATTTCGCGGATATCGAAGGAACCTTCTCTCAGGAGAAGCCCTTGACCTTTGAGGACTTTATCCGCCTCACAAGTGATTTCATGCCATCAGGCGACGAGATTGATGAATCAGCATTAGACGTTACGGACAAGGGGGATTGGTTCTACATCTACTGCGGGGTAAAGACTCATTCAGGCAGCATAGCAACCGCCGAGTGCAAGCGGATCGATTAACAGGAGACAGACATGAAAGACAACGTCATCATCGTGGGTACAGCCCTGTTCCTCGCACTCATCGGCGCGGCAACGGTGCTCGGCTGGATGTACTGGGCAATCTGCGCAATCGCGGGGGCGTGAGATGGAAGGCACAGCAAAGGTATACGAAGCGGTGCTGGAAGTCGCCCGCGATCTCGGCAGAGCCGGCATCGGGAAGCGATCCTCTCAAGGACTGCGGTTCTCATACCGCTCGATTGAAGATGTGCTGGCGGCTTTAAACCCGCTTCTGTATCAGCACCATCTGATCATCTACCCAGAGCGAATTGACCAGGAGCCGGAGCAGTCCGTCAGCACTCGGGGCGGCGGTGTGCAGCGCCTGGTCCGGACGACGATTACATACCGTTTCGTAAGCACTGAAGACGGGAGCTCCTTTACCGCGCAGGCGCTCGGAGAAGGGCTTGACAGCAGCGATAAGGCAAGCGGCAAGGCGATGAGCTACGCGTTTAAGAGCGCGATGTTCCAGACCTTCTGCATCCCGGTTATCGGCATGCCAGACCCTGACGCCGAACAGGGAACCGAGATAGCCGCGGCGCCGGTCTCGCAGGATTTGCTGGACCGTGCCCGTGACGCCGCTATGAGCGGTCTCGAAGGATACAGAGCTTTCTTCAAGAGTGTCTCTCAAACTGAGAGAAAGAGCCTCGTCTCGTCAGGCGAGCACGAAAAACTGAAGGCATTTGCTGAAGGAGGAGAAGGAAATGCAGGCTGAATCACTTAGCCACGGAGACGCAAACCCACTCCAGCGAACCGCGAAGTGGTTCTCAGACCGTTGCGGCTGTCTCACGGCATCCCGCGCGGCTGACGCGCTGGCGATATCGGCGAAGACCGGGAAACCGCTCAAATCCAGGCAGGATCTGATTGATACACTGATCGCGGAACGGGCAACCGGAGTTGCGCAGAGTTCCGGGACGACCTGGGCGATGCAGTGGGGGATTGATCATGAAGCTGAGGCACGCGAGGCGTATGAAGCGGCTACAGGCGAGATGGTGGATCTGGTGGGCTTCATCCCGCACCCGGATATTCCTTGGTTTGGAGCGTCTCCGGATGGCTTGGTCGGCTCGGATGGGCTTGTAGAAATCAAATGCCCACAGACTGTCACGCATCTGCGCCGAGTGGCGGCAGGAGTCCCGGCTCCAGAGTACCTCCTGCAGATGGACGTGCAGTTAATCTGTACTGGCAGGAAATGGTGCGACTATGTTGACTATGACCCGCGGCTTGAGGCAAAGAATCCGGAGCTCACGCTTTTTATCCGGAGATATGAACCCGCCCCCGAACATCTTGCGGGGACGCTTGAGGCTTGTCGGGTATTCCTCGCGGAGGTCGACAGCCAATATAGGAAGCTCATGAATCTTGGAGAGAGGAGAGAACAAAATGTGTGAAGCGAAATTCTCAATTGAAATCGGGAATGGCAACCCTAAACTGCTGATCCGTGTTGGGGCTTTCAACACGCTGCAGGGTGATTACGTGCTGAAAGATAAAGAGACGTGCGAGCGGCTGAAGGCTCTGATTGATCAGGCGGAGGACTTCTTCCCCTCTGAGGGCAAAGGCCTTAAGGAGAGCGGAAATGCCCGCCAGTAAGAAGCCTCGAAAGAAGCACCACTATAAAGTTACCTGGGCGAGCGCTGAGAAACATTGCAGTTTCCTGATCCGTGGTGAGGACTGGACGCCTGACATGCTGAATGATTTCGCGCAGGACTTCCTCTTCCCCCTGGACGCGATCTACTGGAGCAAAGGGGAGGATCCTTACATGAAAAGGCTTTTTGGGAGAACCAAGGATCAGCTCGTCATGGCGTGGGTGCTTGGGAATCTTCTCATCGAGCGGGATGAATACCGGGAGGTGATCGCTGAGGCGAATAAGTGCCTGCAGGCGGCGTTTAACTGCTGGCTGGATCACAAGAGGATACTTTACCCGCAGCTGAAGCGATGCAAACACCTGATGCTTCAGCTTTTTGAGGCTATCACCTCGGTCTATCAACCACATGAAGTCAACACCTGCCACAGCCAGGAGTCTCGGAACCTCTGGGTTTTCGATAAGGCTGAAGCCGAACTGGACGGGATGCTGGGGCTTAAGGGGAAGGAGATCCACTATGCCTGAAGAAAAAATCAATCACCCGGCGCACTACAACCAGCTGCCGCACGAAGTTATCGAAATCGTTGCTGATCGGGATTTCTGTTCTGGGAACGTTGTGAAGTACCTGATGCGCGCCCCATATAAGGGAAATGCAGTTGATGACCTGAAAAAGGCGCGCTGGTATCTGATATGGCTCCTGGAGCATAACTACCCGATAGGCTCGCGCGATCTTTACCATAAGGAATACAGAATGACTTGTGAAAACGCTAATGCGATCAGCGGTCCTGGAGCCAAAGAAATCTCAAAAGCAATCAAGCTTTTTGTGTCCGGATATGGGGAGGAAGCTTTGGCCGCTATAGATAAAGCAATAGATGAACAGGAGAGCGAGAAATGAGGAAGCGTGGCAGAACAATCCCCCCGCTGGGGTTACTGATGGTGGATGTGAAAGAAGCCGCGGCCATGCTCTCGATTGGGGAAAGCACCGTGTGGAAAAAGGTGAAGGAAGATCCCTCGTTCCCTCAGCCCGTGCGCCTCAGTCCAAAGTGCACGAGGTTCAAGGTAGACGATATCAGGAAGTGGGTGAAATCCGTCGGTACGGGAGTCTCAGCGTGAGTTTCCCTTGATGCCGAGAGATTAAAGAGTGGCGTGCAGATGGAGGATAAGAAGAAGCAGACTTCCCAACCCAATAAAAAATATCCAACTGCCCCAGAAACAAATCGCCCAGAGGTGTTTAACCATAGTAACGGCAGTTAGGGCTCTTTCTTCAGTCGGCTTAAATTCAGATGCCCGGACATAATCCGCAAGAGCCCCATTAATCTCTTCGTCTGTAGCCAATCCTCTTCGCGTATTTTTTGCATTGCGATCCCTCCAGAAGTTTGTGCTGACCATTTTAACAAAGTGGATTCGTTGGAATGGAATATGCTATATTTTCCCTGTCCGGGATTCCGGACGCGGGATTGGCGTCCCGACTGTTAGGCGCATAGCTGCCTCATGCGGCTTTTCTTATGCGCGCAGGTCACCTTTTATGGGTGGGCTTGCAGGCTCCCTTTGGGAGGCCGGCTCCTAACACCGGTACGCCAACCTGCAAGGCCTGCCCGCCACACTTGGCGTTGTGGTGGCAGGGATTTAATTCCCTTGTTAGGAGACATGCTTATGTCTAATCTCTCTGTGTTCTCATTTGAGAAATCCCCCGTAAGAACTATCCTCGTTTCGGGTGCCCCGTGGTTTTCGTCTGCCGATGTCGGCAAGATTCTTCAACTCTCGAATATCCGTGCTTCTGTTGCGCTTTTGGATGATGACGAAAAGGGTGTAAATACAATTGACACCCCCGGCGGGAAGCAAGAAATTTCAATCGTTTCTGAGTCTGGTCTTTATGCTCTGATTTTCAAAAGCCGCCGTCCAGAAGCCAAGAAGTTTCGCCGCTGGGTGACAAGTGAAGTGCTCCCCGCTATCCGCAAGACCGGGAGCTACTCAGCAGCCACCCTCACCCCCGCGGAGCAGCTTCAGATCCGCAAGGCAATCTCGGCGCGCGCAAAGAAGAGCGCTGTCGCTTACCAGACGATCTATCACGCGCTCTATGCCCACTTTCAGGTCGCAAAGTATGACCAGATCCGAAGCGAGGACCTTCAGACCGCGCTCGACTTCATCGCGACCTGCGAGGTAAAGCTCCCCGCGCTCGAAGATAAAAACAGCATCACGCTCTCAAGAGACGAGATGGAACGTATCAGAACCCTCGTCTACTACAAAAAATATCTCTTCCGCAGGGAGCTTGACCTTGTCTATCAGCTCCTCGTTGCAGTCCAGTCTCCAGAGGCGCCGCGCTTCTACGAAATGATGAACGAGGCAAACATGAATGAGGTCGAAAAAATCCTCGCCCACCACGACATGGCCGTAAAGGATTTGCCGTGCTATAGGTACCTGGTGGGGCTTTCGTAAGCAAATCCGCCGAGTCTATTACTATCTAGGGGCTCCGTTGGGGCCCCCTAAAGTAAAGGTACAAAAAGCCAAGGATTTCTCCGGCTCCTATTGTTAGGGGATGGGAGATATCGAAATCCCTGTAAAGCTCTCTCTAATTTTCCCACCAACTTTTTTGCTAGTAATCTTTTCTATTTTAACCTTGACCCTGTCTCCTACATGGAAGGTATCAATCGAACCCAGGGGGATAGCCCCTAAGGAAAATGTTTTTTCTTCGTTTTCGCCCGTCAAAATTCTCAACTTATCCTTACTAGACTTAGTTAGTGTAATTAAGGACCCCTCGATTTCTTCTTGTTCATTTCTAATATCTGCGTTAGCGATCACCTGTCCCATTTCTTTAGCGAAGTCGTGCGTCATATAAGAGCAGATTGTTTCTCCGTTCTCTCCATCCCATTTCATTTCAATATCAATCTTCCCAGAGGCCACTGTTTCACAAATCTTAGATAGAGCAGCGGCAACGCGAGAGCCGTACTCCGCCATCTTCTCTACAAAGTCGCCCTGGTCTTTCTCAATGGATGGGAATGAACTTATTAATTCCAAAAGTTGTTTGAACGCCCTATCGGATAGAGGCGGTTCTTCTAAAAACTCCTGCTCACTTTTACCTTGCTCCGTATACTCTGGGACTACGTTAATAATAACAGACCCAGGTAGAGGAGACGCTGAAATTGATAACCGTGTGCGACCAGTCACGCTTTTTGGCAATGCCCCAGTATCTGAAAAGATGTTATATATTTTTGCTCCAATTGCATCTACACCGTCTTGTAAATTCAAAAGAAGGTTACCCACGACTTTTATTGGAGCAGAGTGTCTGTGCACCGCGGGACCAGTAATATGGATTTGCCCACCTGAGCTCTTAGTACACCCTCTATCATGAGAGCAAACAAAAGCTTCAACACTCTCACGAGAGGCTTCCATCGGGTCTTTCGGGAGCGGATAAATCTTTCCCGGCTGAAATCCCAAGGATATCAACTCATCCAAGCCACCGGCATTAATTGTAGCCATCGACTTCAACCTCCAAAAATCCGGCCAGAGGGTATTTCCACCGGCTGTTATTCTCGTCTATAAAACGAGTCTTTGACCAAAACTGATCCCAATACCCCCTACGGTACAGGTACATATACTCCCAGGGGGATATCCCCATTTCGGTTGGGGGCACAACTAAAAGATATGGATCGACACAGTACTTTTCTTTTATGTCTGTTCTAGGCGATTTATTAAGCAAAAAGTTAAGAGCAAAGCTCCCTTCTGCTGTAGACCAGACGCGCGTATAGACAGTTTCTTTTATCAGGAAAACCACGTCTATATCATGAGGCTCCTCTTCGCTAGTGATAAAACTCCCTCCAATCCATATCTCGGCGATTTCCTCAACACATTGCCGCATTAAGCCGCAGAAATTTGTGAAACCTTGCCAGATCTTCGCCCGATTAGCGTCCGTATCTGGGGCAAACTTCCCCTGAATTTCTTCTAACGAGGCCAAATACCTCCCCGGCGGGAGGACGCGCCGCCGTGCCCCTGCAATGGTCACCAGATCTGGTATCACTCTTACCCCCACTAAACAAATAAATATGATTTATTTTGATGTTAACAACTTCCAATGTGGTGCCCTCTCAGCGTTTTCCCAAAGAGAAACAAAACTTCCCCCAAGCATCGTAGACCTCACGCATATCACCCAGAGCCTGCTCCCGATCGTACGCGCACTGGTAGGACTCGTTGCGGTGATCCAAGCAGCTTTCTCTCAGATCGCGCGAAAACGGCTTGTGGGAGTATCCCTTGGCATCCTTGGCCCAAGTATTGAAAGTTGCCCGCGCGAGCCCGTGGAGGGTCACTGTACGGGGTTTGCCGGTCTTCGCATGGAACTGATCGGGGTCTACCCAGCCAATCCCGTCAATTCTTTTCTGTTTGTCGTGCATGCGCTTAATCAGCGCCCGGACAGAATCACGGGAAAAAGGAGAATTTCTCCCCTTGTTCACATTGGGGAAAATATAGGAATCTGGAGACCTCCCTACCCGTGGGGCTGATTCCAGCAGCTGAACGGCTTCTGGGCAAAGCGGTGTTTTGCGGTCAAAGGGAATCTTTTCGCTCTTCACCTTCATGCGGGCACGAGGAATAACGTGCAGCCACCTCCCATCATCATCCTGCTGGATTTCCCCCCATGTTGCTTCACGCGCTGTTGTGTTGCGCGCTGAAGTAAGGATCGCGAATGCAAGACAGCGGGCCGTCTGACTAACCGGGACAAGCTGCATAAGTGCCTTAAAGAAAGCCGGCATACGTTTCGGCGGCAGTGCCGGCTCGTGCCCACCTTCCGGTCGATTTAGTGGCAGCAAATCCCCTAAACGCCCGTCCACCACTTGGCACGGGTTAACCATCGGCGGGATCATCTCCGAGCGTATTGCCCAATCAATCGCTCTTTTAGCGTCGCTAAGGATCCTTTCGGGCGTGTCAATCATGGTTCCCCACTTTTCCCCCAGGGCATCACAGAACATTTGAGGTTTCAGGTCTACAACCGGACAGTCTCTGATTTCTTTAGGGATGTGATTCCTGAAAAAGCCATCCCAAACCAGATCGCGGGATTTTTCAGCGTTTTTCCACCTCCCCCTCTTTGTGTTGAACTCAATCCACTTCCAGATAAGTTTTTCAAAGGTTAGTGCGTCCTCCTCTTTTTGAGGTGCCGGGGAGGGGCGTAGCGCGTCTCTGGACGCTTTCTCCTGCTCAGATGGGTCAATCCCTTCCGCTATCAGTTTCCTCCATCTGAGCCCCTTCTCGAAGGCCTCAGCGAGTGACATTTCGGGATACTTCCCGAGAGTAAAGACCCGCTTCAAACCACGATCCCGAAGCAGGAAATAACGGGCATATGTCCCGTCCTTGAGCTTCCTGACTCCAACATAAAGCCCGGGGACAATCCCGCATGAAGCGTCAGCCGTCAGGGCTTTCAAACGCTTGTCAGTCATCCTGTTTGCCACGCGCAT